GTCCAGAAGATCCTCGATAACATCTCTTCTATGCTGTGCTGACAGCTGCATGAAGGGAATGAAGGAGGAAGAGCCGAGCACAACAATCTGATGGAAGCTCTTGTGATTGAGCTTTAAGATGTTTTGTTCGAGGATCTTCTGGTACTCTTTGGCATGAGAGTCTTGGTTCAACATAGTCTCGCCACGCCAAATCTCAAACTTGTTTGGTTTAATTCCTCTGATGATCTTGAAGTCAGATCCAAGGACATTAAATGTTACTTCTACTTGACAGCCCTTGTTATTGATACTATTGATCAGCTGAGCCTTACTGATGTTACGATGAGCCTTACCAAACAATGCAAAAGATAATGCATCGAGCATAGTAGACTTACCAGCACCATTGTGGCCAACAACAAGGTTTGTTCTTGCCTTCTGAAACTCTACCTCAGACCAGTTATTACCAGTGGAGAGAAAGTTCTTCCAGCGTAATGTCTTAAATACAATCATACTACTTCTAGAGCTTGCGCCTCAATCATAAGGTTCGACATTTCTGCTTTGATCCGATCCTTATCCAGATCTGTATCCACAGCGTCGATATAACTATTCAATAATGTAGGAGTATCATCCACTGATATGCTCTCATCGTCAACAGAAGATCCAATAAACTCATTAAAGTTTTCTGCAATCTTCAACTCAACAATCTCTCTATTATTGATACGATCGATGAATCGGTCAAAAGTAAATGAGTCGGACTTATTGATTACAACTACTTTGACGAACTTGTTCTCTATATCGGTAAGGTCATAATGTAAGTAATCAGTTTCCACATCGTTATAATAGATCCGATGGAACAGAGTATGAGGGTTGCGGATAGCAGTAAGCTCTCGTGTTTCTGTATCCAGGACATGAAAGTATTTCGGGTCGTGTGCATCATTCCAAAAGAACTCCATTTGTGAACCAAGATAGATTATATTATCCTGTTCTGATTTAGTATGAAAGTGACCAGAGAGCACTTGCTCAAATCGCTTAAAGATAGAACGATCTAATCCATGTTCGTTCTTGATACCTTTCATCATCTCATAGCCAGTGATCTCAAAGTGTCCACCAATCCAATCACACTTGGCATTATCAAGAAAGTCCATGGCCTGCTTTTCATTCTGATCATCAATCCATGGAACAAGACCCATCTTCAAAGAACCATATTCCATAACAGTAGGCTCTTGAATGATAGTTACCTCATTCATATAGTGGCCTAACAGTTCTTTTAGTGAGTTTAACTCACCAGTATTCTTATAGTATGTGTCATGGTTACCACGAATGATATCCATTGTGATACCATGTTCTCTTAACGGTTTAAGAAAGATATTGCGGTTGCGGTTAAGAGCACGGAAGTTGATAAACTTCCTGTTATCATAGTAATCACCAAGGTGAACGATATGCCGAATATCATGTTCCAAAAGATAAGGAAAGAATACATCAGCATAAAATTTCTCTGCGTTATTGATAAATATGTCAGAGCTATTGCGGATACCACAATGAGTGTCATTTAATATAGCAATCTTCATTAATCATCTTTTAAGAAATCTCCAAGATCAGAGTCGACTAATATATCTCGTTTCTTGCGCCTCTTTTCCTCCTTCGCATAAACTTTAAATTTATCATCTTTTTCTTTTACTTTATCGATACGATCCTTCAGTGTATCAACAAATGCTTGTACGGCTTGTACAGAAGCTGCATCACTAGTATTACTAACTATAAAGTCTTCTAGTCCAGATTGCGACAGATATTTTAACTTCACATCTTGTTGTTTCTTTTCTTTTGCAATACGACGAAGAAATGCAAACCAAGATATCTGAGTAAAGTATGCAAACGCATTAGGATTACCAGTACGTGTTGCAGCTTCTACATTATAATTCTCTATTGCTTTTAAACAATTTTCAACAGCGTCCATTACCATTTCTTCACGATATGTGTAACGAATAAAATTTGACTTGTGAGAGAGACCTTCTGCAATCCGTAAGAAGCACTCCGCAATGTAGTTTGGGACAATAGGAATCTCATTACCTGCAGACTTAGCTGCGGATACATCTTCACAATAATCTACTACTGCTTGTGAGAATTCTCTGTTGTTTACATAATGAATTGCTGCACGTTTGCTTTTAGCCATAATAAATCCTCAATTTTTATTAGTATAAATCATAAATTAATTGGTGACAACTAGTTGACAAAATAAAATTTGCCGGTATAATATTAGAGCGCCCTTTGGGCCGGCAGTATTACTTTACCATGAATCCAATGCGGGGATCATCAAGTTGTTTGTTACCATCTGAATAACCTTCAATAAATTCATATCCATGCATCAAATAATTAGAAACTTTTCCTTCATCACTTTTCCAAATTGGTATAAGATGATTATATTTTGGGTTTGGCGAATCTCTAAGATGAACTTCTATTGGTTTATCACCTTTAAATTCAACATTTATAATTGCAACTTCTCGTAATTCTACAAACAAGTCTGGCACTGGAGGTATATAGTCGGTTCTTTTCCACTCTACAAATTTAGATAGGTTAATCGGTAAATTAACACCTTCCCAACAAGATTGACCTTTCCAAGGTTGTTTCCAATGACCCTGGATATGATCTCTATCATATTGCCATTCATACGTACAAGAA